ACTATATTTCTTTTTATATTTTTTTTCGAATGACTTTCCATGACCTATCTCTATAATTTCACAACCATAAGGAAGCTTAGAAGTTCTATTACCCAGAAGAGGATCTGGGCATCTAAGATCGGTGAAAACTTTCAACCAATACCTAGAGCCAGATTTCTTCTTATAGACCACCGCTATCGGAGTCTGCTTTTTTGGAATATACTTCATATTAAGCTTTCAATTCTTTAATTAATCCTATTTCTATAAGTTGATCAACCTTCTGCCATACACCATAACATCCGTCTTTAAGTTGAACTATCTTTAAGGTACGATTATTTCTTTTATTTTCAAAATGATTTCTCATTTTTTCTAAATCATAAAAGAACGATCTTTCATACAGGGGGTCGTATATAAAAATATAATCTGATTTACTAGTTTCGAACCAGCCTTTGTCGCCTGTCTTTTTAGTCAACTCCATAAAGGTCATACCATTATCATCTTCTTTAGAAAATATAATATTAGCTTTACTATCGCCTCTAAGCCTAACATCTAACTTTCTATCTAAAAAAGTGAAATCTAAACCTTTTTGTTGATACTTTTTGTAAATCTCATAATCTGTTAAATCTTGAGGATCACAACCTATTTTTTCTAATCTCTCAATAATAACCCTTTCGCCAACTTGGCCTTTTTTTAACTTTGTAGCAAATGATGATACACCCATAACCTTTATTTTGATTTAATTTATACTTAAATATAAGAAAAAAAACTCAGACTACCAACTACTATATACTAAAAATTACTCTCTACCTCCTTAATATGCTTACATTTTTTATGAGCAATATAACCCCAACAAGAACAGCTTAATTCTTCTCTTACGTTATACCGCACTACGTATTCTTCTCCTGATCTGGCTGAAGTAAATTTCCATTGCTTTTCTTCTTCCTTTTCTTTAAATAATTCTTCGAAAGGTTTAGCTTCAAACTCTAAATCATCAAATGTAGTATCTTCTTCTACTACAGTCCAAGAAGGAGTATGATACCTTACATCATTTAAAGTAACAAAGCCTCCAAGGCCAACGTTAGTACGAGGAATTATATACTTCATTTTAATTTCAAATCAAAAGCATTAGCTATAGTTTTTCTGAATTCAAGCAATTCATCATCATTTAGTTTTTTAAATGTAGTTGCTCTTAAATTGTAAATAAGCTCGCTAGCGGCTTTATACCCTTTATTATTATAATCAGGTCCTGGAAATGCAGAACCCATATCTTGTTTTTTCATCGACTTACTTTATGAAGGTTACTACCCCATCCGGTTCTTCTATCCATAGCAGCTATATTTTTAGCAGACTCAGGATCTTTTATTACTTCAGTTTCACAATAAGTAGTCTTTCCGGATATAATATTCCTAACATACCACTTAGAAGTATCTGAGCACTTTACACATACCTTAGTATCGGGTAAAGCTTTTACCCTCAAAGGATTTATCTCTTCGCAACATTTAATACAACTACGCATGAGATAAGTTTTGATCTAAGTTCCAAGTAATTATACCTTCAAGATCAGTATAAGGATCACCAATCTCGTTCCAATCAAATAAAATAGAATCTACTATCGCTTCGATTCTATCTGCCGTAAGAGTTACCTTATTAGCTTTCGCTACAGACTCTACCTCGGACTTAATATAACTTTTAAAATTCCACATAACCTTTATTATTTACTTGCGTACAATATATCTTCTATTATATACATTAGTCAGACTCTTTCTTGAAGATTTAGCATCAATCTTTTCCTTAACTAGCATACCGCTTCTTCTACACCAATTTTCAAATCTATCTGCAAAATCAGTTACATCCCATCGAGAATATAATTTATATTCAACATTAAAAGCGCTTTTTAAATCAAAATTCCTTCTAATATCTTCAACTAATACTTTATCAGATTGAAAATAATCTAATAATAAGTTTAATTCTTTAATAAATAATTTATCTAACTTTTTAAAACTTTTCATATAACCTTTATTTTTAAATATTAATATACCTTAATATATGAATAATATCTCAGTTAGCCAACTAATTGCTTGTTTAATTTAGCATTACGAATAAGAAATTCAATTTTATCCATTCGTACTCTTTCGTAAGTGTTAGTAACTTCAGAATCAATATAAGCATTAGTAGCTTCATCCCACTTATCAGTCTTTTGAGTAATCTCTAAATCAGCTGACTTACCTGATGCAGTCATTCTTAGTACCTTTAAGCTTTTAATTCTACCGATAGTCCAATTATATTTAACTTCTAGTTCAGGTAATCTACCTCTAGACCATTTACCATCTTCAGCTTTTACAAACTTAACTCCTTTAGAAGTAAGCTTTTCAGTGAGAGTTTCTTTCTCTAACTTATCAATATCTCTAGATTGATCATTAATAGATTTTCTAATATCAGAACTAGCATCACTAAACGTACTAATAAGTTTATCGTATTTCTTCTCGATAGTATTCCAAGTAGCAATGATATCATCATTATGATCTACAGCACATTGCATAAACTCAAATCTAGCTTGAGATTGAGCTAGCATAGACTCATCCATCTTTTCGTAAGTAGAACCATTATGATAAATCTTAGATGTTTCAACTCTATCACTCATTTCATCTCTTGACCATCTATCTTGAAGTTCATAAGAAACTATCGTTCCATAGCTATCACCGTCATAGTAAAGACCTACTCTAGTATCACTATTAGCATTACAAACAAACTTATCATTCGATACATGGAAAAAAGAACTAAGCATAAGTTTCTGCTCGTTCTGTTTACGCATTCTTAATTTATGCGTTCTGTTATCTAGCTTAATACCTTCTGTTTTAAGCTGCTCTAATCTAATTTTAAGAATTTCTACTCGTTTTGACATAACCTTTATTTAAATATTATACCTTAATATATGAATATTATCTCGGGGAGCCAACTTTAAACGTTAGTTTTTCCCGAATATTTCCAATAAGGACTACTGCAATTTACATCTTCATCTAATAACTTTATCATCTTTTCAGTTGCAAGTAAGTTTCCTGAAACAGATACTCTAGTGTATTTGCTATTATTGATAGGAGTGTAATGAAACATAGAAGCATCAAATATTATAGCTAATCCTTTTCTAGGTTGTACTGAAGCTTCATAAACGTTAGTATTAATCTGAGTTTGAAATACTATTTCTCCTGAATCAGATGGATGATTAGGGTAGTAAGCAAAAGATAGACTTATTTCTTTTACAGCTCCACATACATGGTTATGAACTATAGTTTGTTGACCAGGTTCAACTATATGTCCCCATATCTCATTTTCATCTATAACCCATAAATCATCTGCATCAAATATAATACTTAACTGATCTAGAATAGCATTAAATACTTTATCAGCAGTTTCCGGATAGATATTGCTATCTTTAAAAAATGTATGGCTGATAGGATAACTAGAATAATTAATTTCGTCACCAGGAACATCATCCTTTATTTTAGCCATCATTACTTCAGATAAAATTTTATCGTGGTCTAAAGATAACTGATGTTCAGAGTAAAAAATCTGGTTTAAAGGGACAAACATTAATTAAATAAGATAATTCTTTCTGTTTGATCAGTATTAACTAATCGTTGTTTCTCACCTCGATAAGCAGGTCGCTTCCATAGTCTTTCGTAAACTATATCATCTACTCTTATTGGGTAACCATCCATGATAGTCGCAGAGATTCTTGAATTCATTTTTGATTCGGCAATATAATATAACTCATTCATAATTTTGTGTTTATTATAATATACGAAAAATATTTCAGATTACCGAACGTTTACCTTTATTTAAAAAAGTAAAATCGCATATAAGATGTACCCTAGCTTGATCAGATTTATTAGAGACTGCATGAGGAGCTTCACAATTATTTAAAGCATAAGCTTTTCCTGGTTCCATATGAATCCATTTAATCCATTCTTCTTTCGATATATTATTATTATTATCAACTTCATCAGGATGAAAAGCTCCAAACATAGTGTTTGGATTAGAAATAATTGGAATATGTACTCTAGTATGCTGTTCTAAAAAAACACCTGAGTCTTTGTGAATAGGTATTTCCTTAAAAGGCTCAAGTTTCGTATATATTGCTCTTCTGATACTGACACTACCTAATACATTAGTCAAAAACTGTTCAACATACTTAACTGAGTCTATTCCTATCGCCCTGAAAGGACTGCTTACATCTTCGTAAATTATAGGAATCCATTTAGTATAACCATGAACACTTTTAAAAGTATGTTGCCTGGTAATATCATAATTCCAATCATTTTCCTCTAGTTTAGAATATTGTTCTAGAAGATATGTATGATCTAATTCCCCTAAATACTGTATACTATAATTTTTAGATAATTTCAAGTTTTTCTACTTTACATTTAAATCTTGGATCAAGGAACTTTAAATCTAGTTTAATAGATTTATCGTTTACACTCTTTGAAGAATAAATATCTTCGTAATAATCTATCTCAATATTTAATATACTGGATAATTTATTTAATTCTAATTGTTGATTGGTAATTTGTTTAATACCTTTAGGAATAAATCGTTTCTCTTCTTCAGTTAAACTACTCCATTTATTGTGAGGGTTTTTTTCATTTGATAGCATTAACTTTACAAATGACTCTGAAGCAGCTAATATATCTCTCCTAGCTAATAGAATAGTTTTATCAAATTTTTTAGATAAATCTATATAGGTACTAATATCTTGTCTTGATATTATAACTTTAGTACATGAATTAGATATAAACACTCGTCTTTTTCTACCACCAAAAGGTTCAAAACATGCTCTAAAATTATTAGCTATGGCTATGCTTTTCATAAGATTAGTACTTCCTGATCTAGGATGAGCTATAATTAAAACGTTTTTCATATCAAATTTTTCGATAATGACTGTTTATGGTAAAACCAACAGCAAAGGCTATATCTTTTACCTTCCGAAACTTTTGTAACTTTATGCAAAAATTTAGAAGAAAACAAACATAAAGAGCCTGTTTTACTTTTTATTTCTGTGGTGTTCCCTCTTTTCTTAATTAGAAGTTCTCCTCCTTTAAAATCTTTATTTAAAAAAATTACACCTGTTAGTACCTCTCTAGTTTCTTTTCCCCTTATTATATCATCATGCCAAGCAAAGTGATCATTAATACCGTATTCTATGAATTCAAACTTATTATCAAATATAATATTAGAGTTTAACTTAATTGCTTCAACTAAAAGTTTAGGTTCAATTTCTGGAAGGTCAATTAACTTAGATAGAGATTTACGAATATAGATATTATTATGAGATGCTTCTTTAAGATTAGAATTGTTAGAAGCTATAATATCATTACATTCTTCTTTACTCAAGAAGTTATCTATAACCTTTAACATTAAACTATTCTAGTGAAGATTTTAAATGAGTAATAAAATTAGAAACTACATTTCTTACTTTAGTTTTTTTAGTTTCACTTATTGCCTTGACTGATCTCTGATCTAGTTGTTTGGTTGATACTTGTTTATAAATTCCCATAGTTTATTTATTATGAACTAATATATTGTTAGCATAAAAGTTATGATTATCAGATACGTCTCTTAAATTATATACTTTATGAGTTTCATCTACAATTTCTACATTGCTTATGAATACATTCTCACCGTAATTTGTCTGCAATAGATCCATAACCTCTAAATATTGTGCTTGGATATATTTACCATTAGCATAAAAAGGATGTTCAGGAGTACATATAATTTCTTTAACATACTTACCATCAGTAGTTATCTTTACTACTTTATCTACTACTCTTGTTTCAATAAATCCTACTTTACCAGTTTCTTCACCATCGTTATCATGGTTATATGTCAATATTTCATCACCTTCATTTATTTCTTCAATAGGTACATTATCACCATTTGGAAGAGTAATTTCAGTACCTGCTACAAAGCAAGAGTAATAATATTCTAATCTTGTAAAGTTTCCGTAGTTGTGAACTAATAAATTTCTAGATACACCATAAATTAAAAAGGTATCATTATCTTCAAAGTCAGGATCAATTAAATTATATTCATTAGCAGTATCACCAATAATAAGAGAAGAAGAGACTATAATAGAGGAAGTATTATTTTCATCAAATAAATAATCACCATCGTGTATACTATTAGCATATCTGTATGTAATAACGGTACCAGTAGAATCAAGTACAGGTAAAATTTGGCCTCCTCCGACACTAAATTGATCTCCTGAATCTAAAGTAAAAGAATGAACATACCTTTCTTTATTTGCATCGAGTGTTTTAGTTACTATATGAGATGATGTAATGTGAGAACCACTTGGAAAGGTTGAACCTGAGTGGTAATAATCATTAAGGTCTCTAAAATAATCTGAATCAGGAGAACCTGAAATAAAATAAGATTTATAGGTATAATCAGAACCTGTATTAGCTAGGTCAACTTTTACAACCTCACCTGATGAACTAATTATACTCGATAGTATATGAATTCCAGCGACTCCTCTTGGGTAGTTAGTAGCAAATTCATACTTATGTTTATTGTCTACTGATAATGCAATACTACTACCTGTCATAGCTGTAGTCTCAAGTGATGTTGGAACATCGAGTAGAGCTGAAGATTCAAATTCACCTAAAAAACATAAGTCTAAATTATCGCCATAAGTAATCTGTACGCTCCTAACTGAAGTATTATACGAACCGGATACTTGAGGAATATAATTAGTAATTAAAACTTCATCTTCAGATGCTAAATCTTCAAGAAAAAGATTGTATCTATAGTCAGAACCTGTATCTGGTAATCCTAATTTTAAAAACTGTAAAGTACTATTTGTACTGCTTTGACTGTTTACATGTTTTTTAACAAAGTCAGGAAATACTTCGCTATTTAAAGACTGTGATAAATTATTAACATTTATTCCAATAGCGGAACTAGATAAGTAAAAAGGAACTACATCTCCTATACTACCATATTCATTAAATAGGTTATATAATTCACAGTCATTTTTAGCATAAGTTGAATCTAAAACTGCTCCTTCATCATATGCCAATCTTAAAATAAATTTATTAGATGCATCTTCAACAGCTTCTAAATATACTGAGCAATCAGTTTCTTCCTGATGAGTAACAGTAGTTATATTAGAAACGTTAGCAGAAACATATGCTAATATTTTTTCAACCATGTTAAGATGGTATGGCTTATAAATTAAATGTAAAGTATCTAATGCACTATCAGATAAAAGAGTACCAAAATCAGTAAAATCTAAAAATTCTGCTCCAGAACGAGTTAATCCTGTATCAGTATTTATCTCTAACAACCTAGCATTATCTGATGAATCAAATATGAAATCTGCTGAAAATAATGTTCCTTTCATTATATAATTTTATTATAAATAGCTCAGAATAACTATACTTCCTTATTCTGAAGCATGAAGTAAATCGATCTACCAAACGACGCTGATACAAAAGACAGGCCTATACCTAATCTGAATTCTTTTAAAGTTTCTACTATTTCTCTCAATCCAAAATACCATAACGCTACTAATATTCCATCCCCTGCAATCATTAGAAATACTGGTAGTTGGACTCCTTCTTTAGGAATAAATTTACTTAGGTAGAAAAGTATAACAGTAAATAACGCTAAAGGTATTAAAAATGAAATTCCTGCTAAAAAACTCATATGTCTTTTTTATCGTAAATATCTCTCCATGCTTTCTCTGATAGTTGACCTACTCCCTCTACGTAAAACATCCTAGTATCAATATGATCAGTCTTAAGGTAAGGAGTTAACTCACCAGTTACTACGCATCTATCATATTTTTCTTCTTTGAATTCTTCATTCATATCTTCTTCGTACATTGCTCCGCTTAAGCACATTTTATTTATCTTTCCAATTATAATTCTTCATTCTACTCTGGCTGCCTTTCTTTCTCTTTACAGCCTTTACCCGAGGACGATAAGGAACTCTTCCTTGATCACCCATACCGTCCATATCAATCGAGTCAGGTTGATGACGCTCATAATAACCTTGCGTACCATTCCCTTCTTCCCTCTGTTTCTTATTTTGATCAAATATCATCCAAAGAGTAAACCATATGTACAGACTAAAAATAACTGCACCTATCAAAAAGAATGTAAAACTCATCTTCGTCCTATTACCTGATTAATTGCTATACTGAATAGTAAAATAGTTCCAGGCCAATGAGCCGAGTATTGAGCTTCTTCTGTGTTTCCGGAAAGGCCTAACCCTACCGAATAAAGAAGACAGATAAATGCTATAATAATAGCATTCCATTTCAATAAAAAATCTTTAGCTTTTTCTTTCATTACAATTTATTTTATGATTAAACCATCCACCACACTTACATTTAAGCCAGTAAGAAGTAGTTGCTATTATAGGTGAAGCAGCAGCGACAGTCCAAATGTTTGGATGCCAATGCTCTCCACAAAATCCTAAAGTATGTCTTATAACTTCAAACATTAGTAAACTTGTATAACTTCTACTTCAGCGTTAGCAGGGACGTTTACTACGTCCCCATTATCTTTAGTACAGTAGCTACCCTCACCGTTTAAATACTTAAAAGTAAGTTCTTCTTTCATCAATCCTATTGATATTCTGCTATTTGGTCGTACATTTTTTAATTTCATAATTTTTATACTAATGCCGAAGCTAATTTAAACAATTCTTTATTTACTTTCATATCCTTTTCAAAGGATTTAATCTTACGTACCTTACGTACTTTAGCTCCAGTAAGAGCAGCGTGAAAATCTCCTTGAGTGATCTTCTCTTGAATAACGTTAAACACTCTCCATAAATCATCTCCTTTATCCGCATCTCTTTTTGGGTCTAATATATCTGTAATAGTCTCTTCATCATATTGAAGCTCTTTTACTCCAGCTCTAATAAGCATAGCATCTAAAGCCATCTTTCTTTTTTCATCTTCAGTTAAGATTCTATTCTTCATATCATTCATTACCTGAACTTTATTAGGCAGATCCTCTACTGCTTGCTTAACTACATTTCTAAGCTCACCAAACGTATAACCTTTGTGCTTAATCTTAAAGTCACTAAATTGCTCATCAGCAACTACCAAACCATTACTACATACTAATCTAAATATACCTACGCTAAACTTAAACGATTGCATACCATCATGAGAGTTAGTAAGAAGT